CTGCTGCGTGTGGTGTTGCACCAAATTCTGCAATAGTTGTAGTTTGTGAGTGAGTACAAGAAATTGTACGTTCTAAAGTATCTACTATTCCTGTTGTTGTTACTGTGTTTGTAGAACCTCTATTAGTTCCGTTAATTATTACAGTTTCTGTAATCGTTGTTGTTAAGTCTGCCATTGTTATATTCTTATTGTTATTTTAAAAAAACCTATTTCTATTTTATATTTACCTATTCTTATTTTGAACATATAGTTGTGTTGTCTATTGGTATGTTACAACTGTTTAATTCGTTTTCTACTGTTATTGCAAAAGACATTACCCAACCTGTTACTGCGTTATCAAATCTTTCCGTAAAAGGTTCTATTGTAAAGTCGTTGTCTATAAAGTATCTTTGTTCTTCACCTGCTGCTGCGTCATAACTGTAAAGTATTTCACCGTGTTTATATACTGCTATTATATCGTTCATTATTTCTAAACAATCCGATAGTACTTCTTGTTCGTTACTTTCGTCTGGTTCTACTAAGTCCATAACAAATAACTGAAAGTTAAATGTTCTTGTGTTCATTCCTACCGATACGTTTACGGTATTTATATGAAACAAAGGAAAAATAGTCATCTTCGATAAATCGATTTCCCAAAGATCTCCACTTGTAACACTATGTATATTTAAGTGTTGTTCACCTACACACTTTAAGGTGTCTATTACGTTATTGTAACTTTTAAACCTTATGCTGTCTATACTCATTTTCTAATTTTTGGTTTACGTCTTGTTTATAAGACATAAATGTTAAACATTCGTACGCTGGTTTCTTTACTACTTGTTCTACGTTTAAAAAGTTTTCGTTTGCTAACATATAAATAGCATTATACCAACCCCACTTTTTAGTTAGTCCGTCTTCGAAGCCCGTTCCTCCTTCAGTTCCTGTATTAAACACTTCTTCGAACTGATTAAAAGTGTCGTTCCTAAATCGTAAAAAAAAACCGAAGCCCCGTTAAAGTCTTCAACCTTTAGATGTTTCTTAAATAGGTTTGCCCGTTCTTCGTTAGGTTCGTAGTCTTCTATTCTGTACTTGTCATCTCTCTTTGCTGTAACAGGTCTGTATAAGATACTTAGAATATTATGTAGATTTTCTTCTAAGTTTTCTGTATATGTTTCTAAATCGACAAATTCTCCTAAAGTCATATCTACTAACTTCGGGTGAAACCCATATTCAACACCTTCTACTTCTATAAAGTGTTTTAGTTCGTCTGTAGGTACTGTTTCTAAAAACGTAGTTAAGTGTTTACCCAACTTACCTATTGACTTCATATCTAAACCGTACAGTTGTCTTTTAGGAATATCTGTAATACAATTAAGTATTCTTATTACCTTTTCTATTTCGTGTACGTCTTCATCTTTTCTAAGAACTGACATAAGTCTTTGATACCTTCCTAAGTTTAATTCGTCAAAACTTTCAGGTATATTAAAACTTAACTTCTTCTTACCGCTCAATAGTTTTACTTTCATAGTATATAATATAAATTTGTTGTTTTTAGTTTATAAAAATTTTATTGTACAAAGTACTTACCTGCATTAGGGTTGTCTAAGTGATATATGACGTTATAACGTATTGCGTCAATAGCGTGGTTAAAACTATCTACATATAATTTAGAACCCTTGTCTGCGTATATATAGTTGTTTAATTCTTTAGCTATATTCGTAGAATTAGGATCTACAATTAGTTCGTAGTCTTGCATTCGTGTAATACCACTTTCAATAGTACCCTTCTTTACAGGTCTTATATTAACTCCTGTATGTCTAAGGTCTTCTATTAGTCTTGGTTCTGCACTATCAGCTATAATTAGTTTGTTACCTACTTTGTTTATTACAATCTTTGCTAAGTCGTGTGACTTTAAACCGTTTCTGTATATGTGTTCTTTTAAGTATATTTTCTTTTTCGTTTTGTCTATAGCTATTTCTATTAAAGTGTCAGGGTCTACACTAAACCCAAAGTCCATACCACAAGACGTTTGTAAGTCGTTAGGGTTAAACCTACCAATACTCCAATTCTCAAATACTACACCTTCTGCTTTATCTAACCAACCACCTAAGATTTTATGGTTGTATTTCTTTATATTGTTTTCTTGTATTGTTTCAATACGTTGTAAGAAACTATCGTTTAAGTTGTGTTCGTTATCTAAGTAAGTTGAGTGTATATAACAGATGTCATCTTTAATACCGTTAAACCCTGCTTCTACTCCTCTATTTTCAAAGAACCTTTTATATATCCAGTGTTCTTTTGTAGTAGGGTTAAGTATTAAGACTATTCTATTCTGTACTTCCTTTTCTCTAATTGATAGGTCTATTGTGTCAAATGTGTTTTCGTCTATTAGTTCTTCTGCTTCGTCAAGTACCCAACAACTAATTCCTTGTAAAGACTTTAAACTTGCTGTCTGATTACCTGAAGAAGTTTTAATACCTCTAAATATAATATCACTGTTTGTTTTAGTATTAACTACTTCGGACTTGTTTATATTAAAGATACTTGTAAAACCTAATAGTCCGATCTTTTCTAAGAACTCAGGTACAATACTTAGGTGTGCACTAATCATAGTATAACGAGTAAATAATACCCGAACACCTTTAGACATAGTTAGTAGTGTTAAGAATACAGTAACTGCAAAAGACTTACCAGAACCTCGACCACCTGTAACTATGTAATATCTACAATTAGATGTAAATAGATTATTGTATTTACTATTTAGGTTCAGTGTCTATAAAGTTTATTAGTGGCATATTTAAACTTTCATCGTTTGTCGTTACGTCTACTCTTTGTTGAGGTTTACCATAAAAGTATTCAAAGAATAGTTTAACACTCCACTGTTCTTGGTTGTCTAAACCCTTTTTTAAAGCTGCTAGTGCTTTACTGTTCATCGGTGTTAAGTGTTCTATAAGTTTCTGTTCTTCTGCTTTACTCTTACGACCTGATCCTTTTCTAGCACCACCGTTGTTTTTTCTTTTGTCCATAATTGAAATAAATTGATTAACCAATATAATATATAATATAAATAAGTCTTATTTGTTTGTTTCGGGTTCTTCTAAGACAAAATTAAACTCTGACATAGACCATACCCTTATCTGTTCGCAATAGTCTTTAAATTCGTTTGTATCTAATTCTTTACTTGTGTCTGCTATAAACAATTCCTTGAGTACAGCGTGCATTTCCATTTTGTGATAGCCAAGAAATTTACCAAGTGGTAATACAATACATTTAAAGTAATATTTGTTTTGTTGTTCTGTTCTATTCATTATTCCAATTACCTGTGTTTATATTGTCTTGTACTTTACCCATTTCTTTATTTATGTCTATAGACTTCTTATGATGGTTTGTGTCGCTGTCTGGTCGTTTAATTTCTGGCATACCTTCGTATTCGTCAGTTATAACTTGTTCCATATATTTGTTACAACAATAAGCATCTTTACATACTAAGTTAGAACCTACTGCTGTAAACTTAACTTTGTATATGTCTTTAGTCTTATTACATTCGTTACAAATAAACTTCATTGTTTTAGTTTATCTAATAGTTGTTGTGGTGTGTAGATAGGTAGTGTGTCATTGTAGTTCTTGTATATCTGTGTGAACTCTAAATTCTTTTCGTCAAATGTCCACAAAGTTTTTACATTAGCTTCTACTTGTTTTTCTAATATCTTTATTATGTTCTTGTATTTCATTTTCTGTATTCTGGTGTCCACTTAGACCTTGCGTATGCGTTTTCTTTTGTCGTTGTATTTTCTCTAAAACCAAACTGCATTTCAAAACCGTAGTCTTCTGTTATTATTTTAGGTAGTGTTATTACTTTGTCTTCTATATTTTCGTAGTCGTTTATTATAGAATGTTTTTCGTACCTTATTTTTTCTCTTCCTACTCTTTTACCTTTAATTATTTTCGACATATTTTTCTATTTCAAATTCTAAATGGTTAATAGCTTTAGTTAAACATTCTATTGGTGTTTCGTGTTTATGGTACGATCTTAATATATAAGTTACTGCTGTCGCTAAATGATAGGGTAAGTCAAAGTTGTCGCATACCTTCCTAGCTTCGTAACCGTTTAAACCTTTATAGTATTCTGGTACTCGTTCGTCTTGCTTATTCATTTGTTTAGTATTATCTATATTACGGTCTGTTTCGTAATAGTGTTTACTTTTACCTACCTTGACCTCTATATTTTTTTTTATATCCATTTTGACTTTTACTTGCGTTTTTACTATGTACTCCTTTTCGTTTCTTACGGTTGTTCTTTTTATGTACTGTTATTTTTCTCATATCTTTGTTATTACGTCTTTCATAAATAAATACATACTTTTTAAACAACTACTACAATTTGTATTTACACTGTATGTAGTATCGTGTATTGTATTATATAATTCTATTAGTCTTTGTTTACTCTTTGTGTCTTTTATTCGTTCGTTGTCTATTAGTTTCCATACTTCCTTTATTTCGTCTTTAAGGTGTGTAGGTATTTCTTCGGGTGCTTCGTACTCTTGTGTTGCTATCCATTTTTTAGGATCGTCTGCACACTCCATAATTCCCATAGAAGCCTTAATTCTCATAAAACAACCGCATACTTTACAAGATCCTGTAGGTTTAAAATATTCGTCACAACCTCGACAAATGTCTAACCGTTCTTTATATACTTCTTTATTTACAAAAAACCTATTCATTTAACGCTTTAAATACATCACTAAGTTTATACCTTATAGTTTTAGTTCCTATTTTTAAATAAGGTATTTTACCTTTTTTTCTCCAAGCTCTTAAAGTACTTCTATTTTTACCTAAAATAATAGATAGTGTTTTTTCTTTTATTAAATATTCTGTTTCCATTTTTTTATTTATTTAGTTTATCTTTTAGTAATTGTCTTACATTATCTATTGTAGTAAATAAGCTGTTTCTACTTATTCCTGTTTTCTTTGCTAAACTATCTAAAGTATTCGCTTCGTAATAGTATAACTTGAATAACTCCCTATCGTACCAATACATAGAGTCTAAAAGTAAATCAATATCTTCTAACTTCTTATACTGAAAGTTATTTACTTCGTTTGGTATGTTGTAAAGGTTCTTCGGGTTTGTTAGTTCACCGTTTTCTGTTATGTCGTAAGTACAGTTAATACTTGAACTATCTATTTTTGTGTAGTATTTTTTATACTTATAATAATAAGGACTGTTCTTACTTTGTAAGCTTCTTCTTATTACTACTGCTCCGTATCTTATTAAACCCTTTTCTCCGTCCTTGTCGTATATTCCTTTTAGTGTGTCGGGGTTCATCTGTAACATATATAAATAAAACTCTTGTATAACTTCGTCTACTTCGTTCTTGTCGGTAGTAAGTCCGTAAGTCATTTTCTCAAATTGACTTCTAAGGTCTGACAATATTTTATATATCTCTTTCAATTTTTATGTCTTGTATTTTTTCTATGTAGTTGTAAGCTTCTTCACTTAGTATATGTTTATATACTCTAACAGAATTTCTATTCTTTTCGTTTTCTATTCCTGTTAAATATCCGTTTATCATTGCTGTAAAGTGTGTAGGTATTAAAGACATAAAGTCTTGGTAGTTTGCGGCAACTAATACATCTGACCTATAGTTATTATGGTGTTCTATAATTATATTAGCTATGTCTATAAATTCTTGGTATCTGTCTTCTTCTGGTGTCACCTCTTTAATATAAGTTAATACATTGTCTAAATATTTACGAAGTATAATTTCGTGTCTATAGTTTAGACTAATTGGGTTTAATAGCATTTACTTTTTCTTTATAAAACTTTATCATTTCTTCGTATTCGTGTCGCATATACTTTACAGTTGTTCTACTTAACTCTTGTAGTTCTTCAGACTTACCGTCACCTATTCTAATATCTAATAGTTTACCAAAAACATATTGTTCACCTTGTCCGAATAAATTACATTTCACACATTGAACCTGTACGTTGTCTTCATTCCACCTTGTAGCGTGGTGTTTTCTACTCATAAAATGTCCTGCGTGAAAACCCTTTTTATAATGTCCTGTCTTATTACAAGTCCAACACTCAACTATTCCGTCTTTACTTGCGTTCCTTAGTCTAATATAAAGACTAAACCATTTGTCTAATTCCTTTTTTAATTTACTAATCGTTTTCACACTTCAATAATATAAATAAAAACTTTTTATTTTATATATATTAAATATATTTATGAACAATCTATTGTGTATATAGCTTCGTCTGTATTTATATATCCTACGATCTTTTGTATTTTCTCGGTCTGGTTAAATTCTGTGTTTCTATTTAGTTTCTTTAGTTCCCAATTAAAGTTGTACCCTCGCATATATAAAAGACTAATATTAAATAAGTAAATAGTGTTTTCCATTTTAACTACATATATAAATATTTTGTTAAATTCTTGTGCGTACATTGTATTGTAACTGTACTTGTCGAACTCTATAAATGTATCTTTAAATAATTTACTTCTTACTTTTATTTCGTAAATATTCTTTTCGTCTTCTGCGTCAAACCTATTGTACTCATACTCACAGGGTTGTATGTTCTTCTTTACACTTCTTAGTATGTCTATAACTTCATATTCTTTTACTTTCATATAGTTTATTTATTTCTTCAACTGTTAAATTCCTTGTCAGTATTTCTAACAATTTGTTTTGAAGTCTTACGTCTTCTGTTAAACTATCTACTATTGTTCTAACTTTACTTACAGGGTTCTTATTCATCATTATTTATATTATCGTTTATACTCTTTTCTATTTGACTTGATATATACATACCACTTATTAGTCCTACTCCGAATGTTATTATTGCTAGCATTTTATTTGTTTTATATTAGTAATTGATTTCAAGCCCGTTCCTTTGCGGCTTCTATATTTAAGTCTTTTGTCTTGTCGTTCTGGTTCTATACTTGCGTTATTCCAAATTAACTGTCTGTGTGCTTTTATCCATAAATAATAAGTCTGTACATTCAATACGAACCTGTCAGTATTCCTTACACCTTGTCTAAACGATTGTTGTATGTCTTCGAAGGTTAAGTTAGGAAAGTCTTCTAAAAGATCTGTAGCTAACGTCTGTGCAAGTATTGCTAAAGTCTTGTCGTCTTTAACTTGTCCAAGTTCTACAAATGTTTTAGTTATAAGATCCAAACAATTTAACTTTAATTGTGAAGTTTCTATTTCTTTTATTACCATAATATTTTAGCTATTGTGTAACCTATTATTAGAAAAGCTATTATTGATATTACTACGTTTATGTAATATTCTCGTCTTACTCTTTTGTTGTATTCTTTTAAGTCCATTTTTAATATATTAAGTTCATTATAAAATTAGCGTCTACTTCTGTTTCTTCGCAAATGATTTTTATTTGTTTTAAAGATAGTCGTTCAGGTTCGTTCATATATCTGTCTATTGTCATTGGTGTTTTTTCTAGGTCTATTGCTAATCCTTGTCTATTATATCCTTCTTCTTTTAACCACTTATGAAACAAACTTTTATCTAAAGTATTGTACTGACCTTTATTTTTAAACCTATTTACTTCTTGTTTCTTTATTCTCATAGTCCTAAATGTTTTTTTGCGTTATTATAATTATCTAACTGTTGATCTATTTTAGAAGTTGTTGTTTTCTGTTTGCGTTTTTCCCAAGTTATAATACAACTTTTCCAACTCTTCATTTTTTCTTTTCCTATTTTCCAATCTTTACTTTCGTAAAAATGATAAAATTGTTCTGCGTCTATTCCGTTGTTTCGTTCTAAACAATAATCTTTAATTTCTTCAATAGAGGGTTTCTTATTACTATATGTAATATTAGTATTAACTATCGTAGTATTATCCTTTAAGTTTTTGACAAGGGGGGTACTGTCTTTTTTAACAATACCCCCTTTAATAATTCTTATATACCTATTGTCAATTTCTTTGCTACCTTCTTTGTATGTAAAAGATAGTTCTATAAACCCTTCTTTTACAAGTTCACTAACCCATTTACTTATAGTGGTTTTAGTTTTTCCGTAAAGTTTAGCAAAGTAACTATTACTAGCAAAACAAACACCATTCATATTTATTAACGCTGTAATTTCTGCATATAACAACTTTGCGTTCGGTGTTAAGTTCTGGTTGTATCTAACTTCAGAAGTTAGTATTGCGTAATAGTTTGGTTTCATATTTGTACGTCTAATTTATATTGGTAATCTACTAAAGCAATTCTAATGTTTTCTAATTGATTACTAAAATCTTTGTAAGACGTATTTATAGAAGTTTTTAACACACCACTTTTAACTATTATATATACTTCACCTGTTGAGGTTCTTACTCCATTACTTAATAAGTGACTTCGTAAGTCTTGCGTAGTTAAAAAAGTCTTTTGTTCTTTTTTACTATCCTTATAAACATTAAATACTTTTGTAAATAGTCTTCTGTATTCTATCCAAGTCTTAAAGTTTACAGTATGATTTTTCTTATAATGGTAAATATTACTTCTATCTCGGTTTAACACCTTAGCAATAGTAACAAAATGTATTCCTTGACTTAAACATATATTTGCTACTACTTGTCTTGCTAAAGCGTACGGCTCCTTCCTTGTCAAAGAGGGTAAAGATCCTTGTTCTAATCCTACTATTTCAGTAGCAATATTACAAAGGTCTTTAACTTCTTTTGTGTCCGTTATTCCTTCTAAAAACATTAAAACGGTAAGTCTGTGTTGTCAATTTTAGCAACTACTTTTTCTGTCTTAGCTACTACTTCTGTTTCTGCACCGTTTACCCAATTAGTAAAAGTGTCTGCTAGTCTTAATACGTCTGCACTATTTACACTATTACCTGACTTAATATAAGCACTACACAATTCTACTGCTGCTTTTAAACTTGATTGTTTAATAATA